ATGCATTGTCCGGAGACGACATCCTTGTAAACCGCAGGCACTTTATCCTTCACCCGAGGGGAGTGGCCTTCCAGAACGTAACAGTAACAGGCGCAACCCCGAGCAACACAGAGTTGGCAACTTACCAGAACTGGAAGCGTGTATACGAAAGCAAGAACGTCCGTATAGTACAGTTTAAGCACAAACTCGTAACTGCTTATTCTGCTAGTACAGGGAATTAAGGGGTGATGAGATGAGATTTTTAGACTATCTAAAGCGTTTCACCTACACCCCGAACGAGTTTTACGACCACTTGAAGGGGTTAGAGGACGCGGCCGGGGGTGACGTTGACCTCGTCATCCTCCCGGCCATGACCGGGGAAAGCGGAAACGGACCCGCATTTGAACCGACTGTTACTGAAAGTGATGGTTATGCCTTTGACGTTACCTTGCAGATAATGAACAAGGCTAAAACCAAGGTGCAGGAATGGTTCAACGGGACCCGGGAAGTGAAGGTTGACATAACTTCTACGGCCGGTACCATAGCTATTGATGATGGAGAGCAAGGGGCTGCCGGGGCTGACGTGACAAAAAACATGGCCTTTGTAAACGGTGTCTGCAAGTTCACCGTAACGATGGATGGCACCTGGGCGGCAGACGAAACAATAAAGGTCACAGTGGATGACAGCGACGTCGGCATCATGGGCTACAAGGTTGAGAAGAACGACCATTTCCTGGTCAAGGTGAAGGCAAACCCCGGTGGATAATTGAAAATGAGGGGCCTTCGGGCCTCTCCCATATTTTGAGGTGATGAATATGGCTATTGATATTACCGGCTTCCAGCGCATGCGCAGGGAGCAGGCGGAAAGGAAGGAGGCGGAGGCCAAATGCCAGAAGAATTTGAAACCACAATCACAGTCGGGAAAAACAGCTACATCGACATCGACGGAGCAGACGAATATTTCGCAGGACGCCTCCACGCCGAAAGCTGGGGCGAAACCAGCGACGCAGACAAAGAAAAAGCCCTCCGGCAGGCAACAAAAGAAATAGACCGGCAGCTTCTCAAGGGGCGCAAGGCAACGGATACCCAGGAGCTGGCCTTTCCCCGCTACCCGGACGAAGAAGTCCCGGAGGCCGTGAAAGAAGCCTGCTGTGAAATTGCCCTGGCACTCCTGGAAAGGGGCAACAGCCAGCGGCACAAACTGCAACAAGAGGGAGTGCAGTCGTTCACACTGGGCAACATGAGCGAAACCTATGCTGCAGGTGCTGGCAAGGGCTTATTGAGCCAGGAAGCGAAGGAACTGCTCGGGCCGTGGCTGCTGGGCGGTGTAAATATTATCTAAGGAGAGTGAGAGTATGTCGAGCAAGATTAAGATATACAAAGGCGCTGTAACGGCTGGGCAAACAGACGGTACACTTGTTTCAAGTGGTACCGGCCTGGATCCTATTGAGTCCGGGGCAATTAAAGTCCCTGCCGCAGGCTACCAGGAGGGTAGCTGGATTAAACTTGCCGTGCGTTGTGATACTGGCTACGAAACAGTTGAAGATTCTTCACGCCATGCACGAATCAGTATTGTAGATTCGGCAAAAGTAACGATGTGGCAGCTTGCTCCTGACAATAATGGACAGTCAGGGACGGCTGAAGATTGGGGTGAGCCGTTAGATATCGTAACAAAAATTGGCGCAACCAATACGATCTTCTGGGCTAGAGCGAGAGTGGCGCATACGGAAGAACCAGCGAATGATACAAGTGTGGATATTCAGGTTGCGGCAACCATAGGAGCAACAAGCTAGGGGAGAGATTGGCGATGAACAAAGCGAAAAAGGAAAGTGGTGAGTAATCGTGGCTACTATAAACCCTAACCAAGATTATGACATTATCCATACCCTGACATTTGCGGAAGCGTCAGGAACCTGCCCGATAAGACTGTACAGGGGTTCTTCGTCTGCCACTTCTGGTACGGTATATTATCGTGCCGGGACTAGCGGAGACTGGACTTCTTTATCCGTCTCAGGCACAAGCACCACTTTTCCGGTAACTTCTACGACAATGCAGGTAGCGCATGACTGGAATAAGTCAGGCAATGACTATATGACACCCTCGTTTTGGAGCGCAACAAATATAACAGGTATCACCATTTCCCAAAAGTCGGCTTTGACTGGGACAGTGGGGAAGTTTTTCATGTATTTCTATGCTTATGGCTGTTCCTCCCTCACTTCGCTTGCTGTCCCGGACACGAGCGGTCTTACCAGCGTGGGGACTAATTTCATGGATTCCTATGCTCGTGGCTGCTCATCCCTCACTTATCTCGCTGTCCCGGACACTAGCGGTCTTACAAGTGTGGGGAATTATTTCATGTATATCTATGCTTATAACTGCTCATCCCTCGAATCGCTTGATGTCCCGGACACCAGCGGTCTTGAGAGTGTGGGGGGTTCTTTCATGGCTTACTATGCTTATGGCTGTTCCTCCCTAACTTCTCTCGATGTTCCGGACACCAGCGGTCTTACAAGTGTGGGGACTTATTTCATGGCTTACTATGCTTATGGCTGTTCCTCCCTCACTTATCTCGCTGTCCCGGACACTAGCGGTCTTACAAGCGTGGGGGATTATTTCATGCATTCCTATGCTCGTGGCTGCTCATCCCTCACTTCGCTCGATGTTCCAGATACCAGCGGTCTTACAAGCGTGGGAACTTATTTCATGTATGCCTATGCTTATGGCTGTTCCTCCCTCACTTATCTCGCTGTCCCGGACACTAGCGGTCTTGAGAGTGTGGGGACTTATTTCATGACTTACTATGCTTATGGCTGTTCCTCCCTCACTAAACTGGTATTGCCCGCTGTCGGCTGGTTCAAGGATAACAATGTAAACTGGAGTGTCCCCTCCGGTAGATTGGGGAATCTCAAAGGACGTGTGCTTGATTCGAGCGATTTAAGCGGCTGGAAGGCGTTAACCGCAGAAGGCAAAACGCTTTACACTAACTATATTCGCGACCCGGAGCTTGTGTATTATGAGGAATATTGCGAATACGTAGCCGATCTTATTCGCACTATCATACAAAGTCAATCCTACAATGCTGATACGAAACGTCCTATTACCCAAAGCCAGACTTACCAGGCAGACACTTTCCGCAAAGTCATGAAAGCATATCAATACTTTGCCGATACCGAACGTATAACGCTGAAAGACTATTCCTACAGCGCAGACACCAAACGCAAAATAATTCAAGATCATGTTTTCGCAGGGGACACTAAACGGGGAGTAATCAAAGAATATACTTTTACAGCTGATACCTTACGGAAACTGAAGAAAAGCTATGAGTATCAGGCGGACATTTTACGGCAGGTAGTGAAATCCTATGACTATACAGCCGATGTACTTCGCAGAATTGTCGAAGAAGCAGAATATCAAGCCGATATGGTAAGACAGATCGCCATACAGCAGGAATTTATTGCCGATGCGGTAAGGAAGGTAATCCAAGCGCAAACCTATAACGCCGATACCAAACGGCAAGTGCTTAGAGCGTACGAACATAATACCGATACCTTGCGGAAGGTTTTAGCAGGGCAGGAATTTAGAGCCGATGCACTCAGGAAGGTTTTGAGGGAAGATGCTTATTTTGCCGACACCGTAAGACAAATCATAGCTGAACAAGAGTTTATTGCCGATGCCAAACGGCAGATAGCAAAGGAATTTCAGTTTCATGCTGATACCACAAGGCGAATTGCAAAAGAATATTCTTATCCTGCTGATGCTGAAAGAAAAATACTGCGGGACTACGATTATTCCGCCGATACGTTTCGCAGGATAGAACGGCCGTATATAAGGCTAAAAGTAACCCTGTCTATCCAAGAGCGTGAAATTGGCTTAGACATTCAAGAGCGTGAAGTCAAACTGGAGGTGGAGGAGTGATGCCCTTAATCGGAAATACAATCAGGCTAAAAGGCGAATTCAAGGATTTAGACGGCAACCTCACTGATATTGAGGAGCCAAAGGTGGTGATTTATGACAATAAAAGAAATGTGATCAAAGAAGCAACTCCAACCAAGGCTGGAACAGGTATTTATTACTATGACTTAGTTGTGCCGGACTATAAAGAAGCCGGAAAGCAGAACGAACCGCTGGTATTCGAGTTTTCGGGTGAGATTGGCGGCCAGCCCGTTGTGGGTAGGAGCAGTTTCGAGAGGATGTGGAGCGAATGATTGAGGGCTACCTGAACCAGAGGGCGGTATGGAAGCGGAAAACCGGCCAGAACGAATACGGGGAACCGGTAACCAGTAGCAAGATTATAAAAGTCCGTTGGGAAGGCAAGCGGAGGCTGGTCCGGGACAACGAAGGCCGAGAAGTAGTATCAGAGGCAAGGGTGTTTTGCACTGATTCCGTAAAGCCTGGAGACGAACTCGAATTTGACGGGCGCAGGTGGCCGGTGATTGCAGTATCTACGGTTCCGGGTCTGGACGGCAAGGAAGCTCACAGAGAGGTGGCGGTCTGATGGCAAAGAACAAATGGCGCATTAAAGAGGCCGTCAAAATTGCAGAGGATGCGGGCTTGAAAGCGCTGCGGACCGGTGCAGAGGCAATACTCACAGAGGCTATTAATGAAGCACCTGTTGATACCGGGACTTTACGCCGCAGCGGTACCGTAACCGTCGGGGCGTTGCCGGACGGGGCGCAGGTGTATGAAGCTGCTGAATCCGGGAGCGACATGAAGGATGCTTTCCCCGGCACGGAAGGCAAGGAAAAGGCGGTATATATCAGCTTCAATACGCCGTATGCCCGGAGGCAGCATGAAGAATTGGGCTATAACCATCCTCGTGGGGGCAAGGCAAAATATCTTGAAACGCCATTCAATGCAAACAAAAAGAAGGTAATTAAATACGCTGAACGTAAAATAAAAGAAGCGTTGAAAAGGGAGCCGTAATGCAGTATAATATTAGTGTGGGATAGCCTTGGAGTAGCTACCCAGGGCGATAAGGAGCTTCCGCACTCCTTCCCATACCTATTAAAGCGGAGAAACTACTTAGCGGAAGGTGGTTTTTATTATGGAGCAAAAGAGATACAGGGACAAAGAATGGCTTTTCCAGAAGTATGTTGACGAAAAGTTAAGTACACAGCAAATAGCTCGAATGTTAGGGTGCAGTGACGGAACCGTTTGGCAATGGTTAAAGAAACATAATATACCGACTAGGTCAAAGAGCGAAGCGCTAAAACTTTATGAAAGAACGCCAGAACATCAAGATAATCTAAACAAGGCAGTTAAATTGGCAAAAGACAACGACCCAACATTTAGAACCAGAATGAGTAAAATAATCAAAAAACAAAGGCAAGAGAATCCTGAAACAATAAGAAAAATATCGATAAAAACCAGAAAAGCAATGGCTGATAAAGCATTAAGGAAACATTTGAGTTACAAAAGGGCGCAAAATATTGTTAAAGGAGTAGTTGGTGGCCTTGGTAAATTTGGAGAGTATGGCGAGTTTTATTCGAAAAAGAATGGTTGCACTATAACTTACAAATCAAAATTAGAACTTGAAGTCTATAAGCGCCTTGAATCATTAGACACAGTAAAGAGCTATCAAGTTGAGCCATTTATAATACCATATGTTTTTAACGGTTTGGAAAAGCACTATGTCCCAGACTTAATGATCAAATATGTTAACGGCAGCGCAGATTTAGTGGAAATAAAAAGTGAGCGTGACGTAAACACAAAACAGGTAATCGCAAAAAATAAAGCCGCAATAAATTATGCTAAACAATACGGCATGGAATTTAAGCTAATAACTAATAAAACTATTGAAACCGCCTTATAGTGGCGGTTTTTTTGGGGCGAGGTGATGCCGATGTGTTAAAAGAAATAGGCACATACCTTCAGTCTCAGGGAATAGGAACCCTTGGGGCTGATTTGTTTTTGGGATTGATGCCGGACCAGCCGGATAACTGCATAGCATTATTTGAATATGCCGGTAGCCCTCCTGATCTGCACTGGAACGGCGAATATCCCGGCTTGCAGGTACGGGTACGCAACAAAAGCTATGCGGCTGCAAGGACAAAAATCGGAGAGGCCATGACCGCATTGCATGGGCTTCATGAGACAGTCCTTGGTGGCACTCGTTATTTATTGGTCAAAGCCCGGGGAAGTCCGGAAGTGCTAAAACGTGATAACAACAACAGGGTAGAACTATTTGTGAATTTTGAAATTATAAAGGAGCGTGATTGAATTGGCATTAGCGGGAAAAGGCGGGGCTGTAAAGCTCGGCGCGAATAAAATAGCGGAAATATCAAACTGGAGCCTGGACTTGGGCGCAGACGATATTGAAATCACCAGCTTTGATTCGCAGGGATGGAAGGAATACCTGGCTGGGCTGAAAGAGTGGTCTGGCAGTATCGAAGGCAACCTCAAGACGGACGACACTAACGGTCAAAAGGCAATTTTGAACGCTTGGCTGGCCGGAACTCCGCTGACCTTCACTTTTGAGGTTTCCTCGGGAGTAACCTTCCAGGGCAGTGCGTTTGTCAAGCCATCAATCGAGGTACCGGTTGACGACAAGGCGTCATTCAGTTGCGACATAACAGGCACGGGCGCATTGACGCTGCCGACTTAAGGAGCGTGAATTAATATGGCAATTAGTGGAATGACTGGTGCGGTGTACGTTTCTGACGTGAACACCGCTCCGGTGTCTTTTTCGGTTAAACCATGCACAGGGGATACAGAGAGGAAACGCTATCAGATTACTGATGCAAACCTGAGATATTGGGACCCGGACACTCCGATAACAGTGAAGAAAAAAGGATCGGTTGTAACAACTGGATTTACTTTGGAATACGTCGGCGGCTTTGTCGTTTTTGATACGGCCCTGGGAGTTGATGATACAGTTACTGTTTCCGGCAAGTCCTTGACACTTGTTCAGGCAGGCGGCTTTTTCAACTGGTCTGTAGACGGAGACGCTGACGATGCCGAGGCAACAACGTTTGAAAGCGGTGGATGGAAGGAATACAAGAGGGCATTGGTTGGCTGGTCAGGGAGCGCCGAGGCATACTGGGGAGATACACAGTTTTTTAACAGCTTGGGTAAAACCGTAGTCGTGAAGCTGTATATAGATGCAGGGCCTTCACAGGATTGCCTGGAGGGATTTGCAATCATCAACGGTGAAGGTATCGAAAACCCGGTTGACGGCTTGGTGCAGGAGACGGTTGACTTTACAGGCACGGGACCGCTGTATATCAGGATGTAATTACAAAAGTAATTACTTTTGGGAGGTAAATTATGAGAAATAAAATAGTGAAATTTGCAGACAAGGACATAGACGTAAAGGAAAAGAAAATTGGGGAGCTTGAGATACTGGTGCGCGAACTATTTCCCGCAACAAAAGGTAAGCTCAAAAACCTCGACAAGGCTCTGAACGATCTGGAAATCGACTGGGATTTACTTTATAAAAAGCTCCCGATTGTTTTCCCAGAAATAACAGAGGATGATGTCAAAAACGCTTACATGAGCGACTTGGAAAAGCTGATCGGAGCGTTTGTTGATGTAAATTTTTTCGCGCTGAAGCAGATGCTTCCGAAGATGATGGCCTTGGCTCAGACTGGCTCACAGCGGAAGTAATCGTACTGCTTGCGAGAGAATTTGGCTGGACCATTGATGATATGAGACAGCTGTACCCAAGTGAAATCCAGGCAATACTAAAAGAGTTACAACGACAGAGACTTCAAGAAGAATATTTTGAGCAAAGAAACAAGTGGGCGTTTTTGGCGGCGGTAATTAGCAACGGCTTTTCCGGTATTGCCCGGATGTTCAGCAAACGCCGGGGAAAGCAAAAAGCAATCACGCCGGACGATTTTATAAGCAAGGATTTCAAGAGAATAGTTGAATCGGGAATATATGAGAGCACATCACAAAAAACAGATTTCGAGAAGAACATACAAGACGCGAAAAATAAGGAGCTTAGTGGCCCGTGGTAAAGGCAGGTGAGACAGTATGACCGTAGGACAGGTAATTGCAAAGTTGGGCGTTGACCCGAAAGAATATAAAAAAGGTTTGAAGCAAGCCGAAAAACAGGCTGACAAAGCAGGCTCAAAGATAGGCAATATATTCAAGAACGCATTTTCAGTAACGCTCGGAGTGGGCATGTTTGAAGCCTTAAAAAAGGGCTTTAAGTCCACAGTGGGAGCGGCAATCAGTTTCAATTCCATGCTCCAAACTGCACAGATTGGTTTCGCAACTATGCTGGGCAGCGCGGAAAAAGCACAGAAGTTCCTTGAGGACATGGCCGACTTCGCGGTAAAGACGCCCTTTGAATACCCGGAACTGCTTGAAGCTGCAAAGCGCATGCTTGCTTACGGTTTTGCAGCAGAAGAAGTTTTGCCTACGTTGAGGGCTGTTGGCGATGCGTCAGCGGCGCTTGGTTCTGGCTCTGTTGGAATTGACAGGATAACCCTTGCATTGGGGCAAATCCGGGCGAAAGGCAAGCTATCAGCCGAAGAAATGCGGCAACTCACAGAAGCCGGTGTCCCAGCATGGCATATCTTAGCTGACGCAATGGGCAAGACCGTGCCCGAACTCCAGGATATGGTATCTAAAGGACTAATACCCGGAAACAAGGCCGTTGAGATGCTAACAGCGGGTATGACAAAACGCTTCGGCGGCATGATGGCATCAATGGAGGACACCTGGCAGGGGGTTACGTCATCCATAAAGGACATATGGAGAATGACCGTTGGCGAAATGACCTCCGGACTATTCAGCAGCATCAATACCTGGCTGAAAGGCGTGAGGGATTGGTTAAGCGGATTTTATGATACCTTTAAGCAATTTGGTCTACAGACGGCCTTATTGAAATATTTCGGTGCTGAATTTGCGACAATGGCGAACGTTGCAATATGGGCAGCAAAGACAGTTTTCAATGCATTCGGTTGGGTATACGGGATTTTGCGCAAGAACTGGGGCATGGTCTCTGTTCTGGCTACAGCCTTTTTGACATATGCGACCGCATCAAAAATTGCCGCAGGTGCAACGGCGGCATTCCGGGCAATATCCCTTGCTTTGAAGGGCGAGCTATCCTCGCAGATTCCAATACTCGGCTGGGTTAGCACGGCTGTAGGGATATACAAGGTGCAGATGGCCCTGGCAGCACAGCAGGGGGTCGTGCTTACAGGGGTTATAGCGAAACTAAGGGTAGCCTTGTATTCCCTCTGGTCTGCCTTGGGACCTATAGGATGGATAATACTTGGGTTGTCGGCTGCTGTTGGTGTGGGTACGCACCTATGGGGCAAGTATACGCAATCAGTTTATAGTGGTGCTAAAGTACATGACGAATTAGCAGAAGGCATTGATCAAGTTGATGGAAGTGCCGGTGATGCGGCAGGTGCTATCGAGGATGAAGCAGATGCATTGAAGAAAGCCGGAAAAGCTGCAAACAAAAACCTGCAGTCATTTGATGAAGTGCATCAGCTGCAGGAGGACATGGCTGGGTCTGCGGAGGACCTTGCTAAAAGTATGGGGCTTGATGATACAGAGCTTGGCGTTCCAGGTGCCGGAGGCTTTGAAATCCCAGACATTAGTGCGCAGCTTGAAGAAATGAAGCCAACCTTGGCCGGCTTCTGGGAGTGGATAAAACAGGGTGCCGGTAACCTATGGGAAGGCGTAAAAGAGAAATGGAACGGCTTCACAAGCTGGATAAGTAGCTGGGGAATATGGACTACGCTAAAGGAAAAATGGGGAGATGTTAAAGAATGGGCTGGCAATCTGTGGGAAGGTGTTAAAGAACGGTGGGAAGGTTTTAAGTCCTGGGTGGCCAGTTGGGCCGGGCCGTTGTGGGACGGCATTAAGGAAAAATGGGCCGGCTTTAAAGAATGGGCTGGTAATATGTGGGAAGGTGTAAAAGAAAAATGGGGCGGCTTTACAGGCTGGGTACAGGAAAAGTGGAGCAGTTTTAAGGCTAAGGCTGGCGAAATATGGGAAGGCATTAAAACAAACGTCCAGACAAAGTGGGAGGAACTTAAAACAAATGCCCCAGTGATTTGGGAAAATATCAAGACCAGCATCCAGACCAGGTGGGAGAACCTTAAAACTAGTGCTGGGGAAACATGGAACAATATAACGACCGGGATAAAAGAAAAATGGAATAATCTTAAAACCAATGCTCCTATTGTGTGGGAGAACATAAAAACAAGCATCCAGGATAGATGGGATAGACTTGTATCCGGTGCTTCCGAAAAATGGGGCAATATTAAGTCAACAATTAGCGAGAAGTGGGAGGAGTTGAAAACCAATGCTCCTATTGTGTGGGAGAACATAAAGAAGGAAATCTCCGACAGATGGGAAAACCTTAAAACCAATGCCCCTACTACTTGGGAAAATATCCGCAAGAGTATTGATGACAAATGGAGAGAACTCAAGACGAACGCACCTACTACTTGGGAGAATATTAAGAAGGAAATCTCCAACAGATGGGAGTCCCTCAAAAAAGATGCCCCCAAAACATGGGGCGAAATCGCCGGAAAGCTGGCGGAGATCTGGGAAGGCATAAAAACAAGTGCGTCAAAGAAGTGGGAAGGCGTCACGACCGTTATCAAAGGAGCAGTAAACGGGATAATTGGGTTTATCAACAAGTTTATCCGGGGTTGGAATAAGATTGAGCTGAAAGTTCCAAAAGTAAAGATTCCTCTAGTAGGCACTGTAGGTGGCTGGAGTGTCCGGGTGCCGCAGGTACCGGAAATACCCATGCTGGCTAAAGGCGGCCTAGTAATGGATCCGACCTTGGCCATGCTGGGTGAGGCCGGTCCAGAGGCGGTAATACCCCTTGGCAGAAGTGGCTTTGCGGGGGATTTAGCTGATACCGTTGCTCAGGCCGTTTACCAGGCGATTATGGATGCCTTCCGGATTACGCAGGCATCGTCAACCGGCACGAGTAGCGGAGAGAGCAAGGAACTAGTGCTCAAGATAGATAATACCGTACTTGCAAGGATGCAGCTACCGGCCATAATCCGAGAAGGCCAGCGGCAGGGGCTTAATCTGGTCGTTCAGGGGGTGTAGATTATGCTAAAAATTGCAGGAGTAACAGTGAAAACACCTTCGGAATTGAAGGTCGGCAGGTTTGATATAACAAAATCCAGCCGGTCCGCATCCGGTAAAATGATGATGGAGTTGATTGCGACAAAGCGACGGGTGGACGCGGTTTGGAAGATGGTTGCAGACAGCGAATTGCAGACAATCATAGATACTATAACGGCGAATAAGCCGTTTTTTAGTTTAGAATACCCGGATACAGGGGGCAGCAAGTCAATGACCTGCTATGCAGGAGATATAATAACAAGTTTATGGCATACGAAAAACGGTGTCAGGTTCTGGGAAGACGTACAAATTTCGTTTATAGAACAATGACAATACGGGGTGAGTTCAATTGTACGAAATATTTTTTAAAGAAAATACGGCAGAGCGTTTTTGGTCAAAAGTTGACAAAGGCATTAATGCGGATGACTGTTGGACATGGAAGGCAGGCTGTGATAGTAAGGGTTATGGACAATTCATGTTATGCAAAGGGAAATTAGTTGGCGCGCATAGAGTTGCCTATGAACTGGCTCGTGGACCAATCGGAAACGGTTTATTTGTTTGCCATAAGTGCGATAATCCTAAATGTGTTAATCCTGAACATTTATTTTTAGGAACTGCACTCGACAATATGAGGGATGCAGCCAAAAAGGGGCGTATGCCAAAAGGTGAACGAAACTGGGCTCGTCAACATCCTGAACTTATGCCTCGTGGCGATCGTCATGGCTCACGCACCCATCCAGAACGCGTTCCTCGTGGTGACAGGCACGGATTGAGAAAACATCCAGAGAGAGCAGCTAGAGGAGACCGTAACGGGGCCAGAAAATACCCGGAAAGATTAGCGCGAGGAGATAATCACTGGACAAGATTGTATCCAGAAAAAAGAGCTACAGGAGAGCGTCATGGATTTTATACTCATCCCGAGAAGCGACTTCACGGCGAACGCAATGGAAGGGCAAAACTTACATGGGATGATGTAAGGAAAATAAGGGCTGAATATGCAACTGGAACCGTATCACAAACGCAACTTGCAAAAAAGTATGGAGTTCGCCAATGCCAGATTAGTGAAATCATAAGAAATGTTAGTTGGGTAGAGCAAAGGAGCGTGATTTGAAATGGCAAGAGTAAGCTTAGCACGTCAGCAACTGGCCGATACTGGACTATCGGCAGCATACTCTCCCGCAGCTGAGGAAGGCCACAAGGTAGAAAACAATGGGCGGGTATTTCTCCACGTTTGTAATGACAGCGAGGAGGATATAACCGTGACGATTCTCTCCGGTTATGTCCGGGCTGGTTTGAAGCTGGCCGACAGAGTTGTGGAAGTAGGAGCTGGCGAGGAAAAATTCATCGGTCCTTTTGACCCAGACGTTTACAACCAGACCGATGGAGGCAAAGGCCGTATATACATTGATTACAGTGCTACAGAAAACGTTGAGGTGGCAGCATTGTTGTTTCCGTGAGGTGGTATAAATGTATCCAGTAACGCAAGATTTTCTTGACAAGATGAAAGCAGACAGGCGGCAGGTATTCGCACGAGTACAAATAGATTATACAGACCCGTTTATGGACCAGTCGATTGAGATTGAAGTCAACGAGCATGCCAACGTAAGCTATCCGCAGCAGACCGCTGATAGCGTGGACCAGACTACCCACAAATACGCCTGCCTTGACGGAACTTGGGACCTGACAACAGGAGAATATCATCTTGCACCATTAGCAAACATGTTAAGCCAATATCAAATGGGTTGGTGGGGAGCGAAGTTTGCCGGTACAGGCGGAGCGTTTTCTTCCCCGTATCCGACGCTTACTGTGACACATTTACCTAGACCAATACACACGTTAAAAGTAATCGGCGACACGGCAAGGGAAGAATACCCCGTGGACTTTACAATCAAGCTGTACGCTCAGGATGATACCCTGCTTAAAACCGAGACTGTCACTGGGAACGACCAGGTAAGCTGGAGCAAGGCATTAGAGCCGCAGGTGCTGGACGTTGCAAAGCAAGTATTGGAAATAACGAAGTGGTCACACGCTGGCCGCTGTGCGAAGATAATTGAATTTTTTACATCAATCAGGGAAGTATACGAAACCGGCGATCTGGTGAGCTTACATCTACTGGAGGAGCGAGAGGCTAGCCAGGGCAGCCTGCCTGTGGGGAACATTAGCTCAAATGAGATCACGCTGGCCTTGAACAATGAGGATAAAAAATTTGACATAGACAACGAGCAAAGTCCGCTGAAAAATCTTTTGAAGCCGAACAGACGGATACAGGTATGGCTTGGAGTAGAAATAGACGAAGAGGTAGAATGGGTGCCACTCGGCACTTACTGGAGCATGGATTGGGACAGTCCTGATGATAGCCTTGAGGCTACAGTTACAGCACGGGACAGGATGGAACTGCTGCGGAAGGGCACATATCAGACATCGCAGGTGCAGCAGAACAAAAGCTTATATGAGCTTGCAGAGATTGTATTGCAAGATGCAGGGCTTACCAGCGATCAGTACATCATAGACACTGATTTGCAATCGATTATCGTGCCCTACGCTTGGTTTAGTCCTATAACCCACAGAGAAGCTTTGCGAAGAATAGCTGAGGCTGGTCTTGCGGTAGCCTTTCAAAACAGAGACGGGAAAATACAGATCGAATCCTTTTTACTTGCGGCTGACAATCCTGTGTTAGAAATTACTGCTGATGATTATTTTCCGCCGCTAAGAGCTCCAAGCAAACAGGATCAGGTTGCAAACGAAATCATTGTTGATACTCAACCGCTCAGACCGGCGACAGCGGTAGAAGAGGTTTACAGGAGCAATGAACCGATAACGATACCAGCTAGCAATACAAAGACTATGACGGTGTATTATAACAGCTCGCCAGTTATCGAAGCACAAGCTACTCTCGATACTCCTCCAGCTGGGGTAAGTATTATTGACGCTACATATTACGGATGGGGTGCAAGTGTGAAAATCCGCAATAGTACCGCCACGGAGCAGCAGGCGACGTTTGTTATCCAGGGGAAACCTCTCACAGTACAAAACAAAGAGCGGGCCATAGCAAGGGACGAAGCAAGCATACTTGAAAACGGGGTACTGACATTTGAGTTCCCGGCGAATCCGCTTGTGCAGAAGCTAGATCAGGCGCAAGCAATAGCAGATGCTCTGCTGGCAAGTGTAAAGGACCCGAGGCGTGATATAGAAGTTGAATGGAGGGGGAATCCGGCGTTATTGCTTGGGGATCAAGTAACAGTCAAGAATAAGGGTTATTATGTAATCAGGCAAGAAATTGAGTGGGGCGGAGCTTTAACAGCGCGATTAACGGGAAGGAAGGTGGTCTAAATGGCTTGGCAAACGCCAAAAACAAATTGGGGACAGTCCGGGCAGACGGTGCCGGGAGCAGGCGATTTCAACCGGATAGAAGGGAATATCCAGCATCTGCAGGACACAAAAGAAACGCCTGCTGGGGCTCAGGCGAAGGCAGAGGCAGCAGCAGGGGCGGTGCAGGCTGAACTAAATACGCATAAGGCAGAAAAAGCGACAACATCTCAAAAAGGACATGTTGAAATTGCTACTAACGCTGAAGCGAGTGCGGGAATAAGTACAGAATTAGCTGTTACGCCCGCTGGATTAATGTATGCTTTAGAATTGCTTGGCTTAAAAGTAGCAAAAGTGTCAACTGAGACAAATTTGGACAATTACCAGAACAGTGGTACATTTATTACACCCGCATCCGGGGTTACAAATCTTCCAGCGGGATGGACGCAAGCTAGACATGTAGTATTAGTTGCAGGAAGTAGCTCTTATTGCCTGCAAATTTTAGCATCTAGTAGCTCAGGAAAAATAGCTTATAGAGTAGGTGCTAGTTCTGCTCTTGGCGATTGGAAAGAATTGCTTGACCCGTCTGGGTTCACAATGTCGGGTGCTTTGGATATGGCAGATAATCAGCTTATTAGACCTGAGATAAAAGATTATGCTGAGACAGTAGGCACTACTCCTGCCACTACTGGTAGTGTGACCTTCAATCTTACAACAGGCAATGTATTCAACCTCACCCCCACAGGCAATGTAACCATAGGTTTTACCAATTGGCCGGCAAGCGGAAAGGGCGGCTCAGTCACGGTAAGGCTGAAAAATGGAGCAACAGTGTATTCAAAGACCTTCGCAGCAGCTATCAAGTGGGTCAATGACGAGATACCTGACTTGTCAGAGGCAAACAAGACATATGACCTTGTATTCAGCACTACCGATGCTGGTACGGTCATACATGGCGCTTGTGTGGGCCCATACTCAGCGTAAGGAGGATTGATGAGATGTTGGCAGATAGGATAATTTTGGCAGCGGGGGGAGGTCGTTTAGACCGTTATACTAAGAGCCTCCTGCATTTCAATGGGGCTGATGGTAGTACAAACTTCAAAGATGAGACTGGGAGGATATGGACTAAATATAGTCATGGTTTAAATAATGCAAGAATATCTACTGCGACATCAAAGTTTGGAGGAGCATCGGGAATATTTGATGATAATGCATATAATTTTATCAGCACACCATATAGTAGTGATTTTGCATTGGGTGCTGAAGATTTCACGATTGATTTTTGGATACGCTTTAGGAGTACTCCATATGGCGGTGGTGTATTAACATTTAAAAATGATAGTACTGGAGAATACTCTTATGGTATCACAGTAGGTTATGATGATGAATCTAATAAAACCTCCTTTAATTTTGAACATCGGGAGGTTGGCTCAGATAATTATTATTATGGCCCAACATTTATTTTGTATTCAGGTGCATTCCCGTTAGATAGTTGGCGACATATTGAATTAGCCAGAAATGGAAGTAGACTCTATGGATTTTTAAATGGGGTTAAACAATCAGAACAAACTATTTCATTTACTGTACGTCCAGTTTCGGGAGCCAAACTTTTTCTCGGTTCGAATCCACTTATTAGTGGTAATAATATGTATATAGATGAATTCCGATTCAGCAAAGGTATTGCAAGGCATACAAGCAATTTTACTCCACCAACAGAAGAATATTAATAGAGGTGAATAATATATGAATTACGCAAAAGTAGAAAATGGACAGGTAGTTCGGGTAGGGTTGCCAACCACAGGGATACTTCAAGACGGTAGTACAGTAGCGAACTATAATTTACTTGACGAAAGTATATTAAGGAGTGAAGGCTGGCGACCTTTGACGGAAAACAAACCTGAGTATAATGCAGAGACTGAGTATTTAGAGTTTGTTGATTATACAGTAGGCGAATATGAGGTTATTGCAAACTACACCGTGAAGCAAATTGAACCAGTCATTCCAGTTCCTACTTTAGAAGAACGTCTTGAAAGTGCCGAGTCAGCAATTCTAGCTTTAATGGAGGTGCTTCAGTAATGTATAGTTTTATTCTTAATCAATGGATATTGCGAAAAATTGATGCGGAGAAGGTACAGTCTTATGTACCAAAATGGATTAATCAAGAGCAATCAGATACCATATTGGCAACTCCGCAGATTCCGATTTAGTACGCAATAGGACAATTAAGCGTCTTAACAAAACGCCGCAGAGGCGGATTTTTTATGACCGGGTGCCTGCTTCGGCGCCTGGGCAGTTCTATGGAGGTGACGGGATGAACACATGCGAAGGACATGTAGAGATCCGCGAGCAGCTTCGGGATCATGAAAAAAGAATAGTAGCGCTAGAAAAAGCGGATGCGGAGTTTGCAATAAAATTGCAAAATCTGATTGAAAAAATCGACAGCCTTACAGGATGGATTAAAGCCCTCGTCGTTAGTATCATCACTGCCGGCGTGGGGTTTATTATTTGGTACATTCAGTCGTTGCCGAGGTAGGGGGGTGAAAGAATGAATTTGCGGCAACTCTTTCTCACTAATAATGACTGCTACAAGGCAGGTAAGAAAATTAAACCGCAGGGCATCATGGTTCACAGCACCGGCGCCAACAATCCGTGGCTGAAGAGATACGTCGGCCCGGATGATGGACTGCTGGGGCCGAATCCAAACAACAACCACTGGAACACACCGACACCAGGAGGCCGTAGCGTCTGCGTCCACGCTTTCATCGGGAAGTTGAAAGATGGTAGCATAGCTACATATCAGACCTTACCATGGGATATGGTAGGATGGCACAGCGGATCCGGTTCTCTTGGAAGTGCAAAGAACGCCAACAACAACGGATATATAGGTTTCGAGATCTGCGAGGATGACCTCAAAGATCCGGTATATTTCAACCAAGTATACCGGGAAGCCGTGGAGCTTTGCGCGTATCTTTGCAAGATGTTTAATATTAAGCCCGAAAAACCATGGCTTATATGCCACTGTGAAGGACATCAGCTGGGCATAGCCAGCAACCACGCAGACGTCATGCACTGGTTCCCACAACATGGGAAAACAATGGATGATCTCCGAGCAGAGGTGAAAAATTTGCTGAAAGGAGGGGCAGCAGTGTCTGAAAAAAACGTGCCCAGCAACTGGGCAAAAGAAGCCTGGGAATGGGCGAAGAAGGAAGGGCTGTTAGACGGCACGAGGCCGAAGGATAACCTTACCAGGGAAGAATTTGCCGTTGTGTTAAAAAGGCTGGCTGATAAAAAATGAAGTTCTCTAAAACTATTGTAGCGCTGGTAATAGTACTCAACTTTTTCTTTACTGTTGCAGTGCTTTTTATTTTTTACCGTGTGGGCGTAGAACCCACAACTTTAATTGCAGCTTGGTTTAGTTTTACGACGGTAGAGCTTTGGGCCTTAGCCGGCATAAAAAAACGGGAGATTGAAATACGGAATGATAAGGAGGAGATACAGTGAAGGAATTCTGGAAACAAAAACTCACATCACGGAAGTTCTGGGTAGCCGTGGCAAGCGCGGCTTTTATTATTATATCGGAAGGCCTTGGTTTTGACGTAGACCAAGAATTGTATTGGAAATTAGTTGCCCTGGCCCTGGGTTACATCTTCGGCGAGGCAGCGGTGGATATTGCCAGATCAAAGGCACAAGAATGAAGACACCCCCGGATTTCTCCGGGGGCTTTTTGTTAAAGTACACACTTCAAGAGGGAAATAGATTCCACATAAGGGAATACGGCAAGCCTTACAAATTTCATAGAGCCATAAACATTCCTCCTGTTTCCATACACTCATGCCCCTCGAAAGAGGGGTTCTTTTTTTGTGCCCATTTTTATATAGGACTTTAGTCCTATTTTTAAAAAACTATTGACATACCACATAATACGGTATATAATATAATTGAGAACAAAGATATTACAAAGGCCGCAGGCTGGAAGAATGAAGGGAGAAAGGAGTGAAAATCATGAAAAAATGCTACAAAGACACATTGGCAAACTTAATCTCTGGTGAACTGCACAGGCTAACGCTTAATTGGTATAAGGCGATGGAGTTAGAGGATGAAAAAGCAAAAGAATTTTGGCAATCAGAAATTAACAAGTTAAAGGAACTCGACGATATAATCTGGCGAGAATTAAAATAATCACACAATGCCTGGTAATACACATGCCCAGTCACAAGTCCGGGCAGAAAGGAGGGAAAAGGCATGGATATAAGAATCGGCAATACAATCAAGACATACAGCACCAAAGAAATACTGGAAGAGATAAAACAGAGAGGATCAACTACTACCATAGTAATAGACCAACCAAGCACAAACTATTATATCAGTGTTCCAGCGCTGAATAAAGTAATTAAAGGATGTATCAATGGCTTGACAAAAGATAAAGTAGTAATCACTATAACGGCAATAAAATAATCCCCTTCCGCACTCGCAAGCATCCGGGGATTATACAGGGCAACAAGGCCGCTGCAAATAAAGTATAACATGTGGCGGCCTCCAAAATCAAGAATGGAGGTAAATAAAATGGCTAAATTAACTCTCTCAAAGAAACAGGAAGAACTGCTTTACTTGCTCCGATTAGACGGGCTAAGACGGGAAATCGAATTGCACGAAGCCGAAGAAGCCTATAAACATGCGCAGGAAATTGAAAAGGCCGTCAGTCAGTATGTAGTTGATAACAACGAGTATTACATTAGCCAGTTAGAACATGATATGCCAGAAATGAAGAATGGCGACCGGGTAACAGATGAATTTGATATGTGTCTGGTGGACGAGGAAATTTTCAAGAATGATTTTCTACCGAAGGTCAAAGCGGCATACATGGAATTATATGGCATTGATAACCCTCTGAATTTTGTTTACTCGTATCCGATGTTTGAACGGAAAATGAAAGCACAAAAAGCATATCGCATGATAGCAGTTGACTTTTTGAAAATCTCTGGCAGAGTAGCCGAAGCCGCACAGCTTGAAAAGGCCGTAAAAGGCTATTTGAATCCAAAGTTAGAAGCGCAGTTGTTGAACATAATAAGAAATTTTATAAACGGGAAATAACATACACGCCGAGCCGGTCGGCTAATACCGGCAGAAGGAGGTTATTATATGAAACGTTATCAATTCAAATCGGCTATAATCAGCGGTTTATATTGCCACAGCATAAAAGTATATTTGCAATACACAAGACGGTTTATAATACAGGGCTATGAAAAAATATGTTATTAATAGGAGGATACAAAAATGAAAATTTATTATACAAGCAAGAGCAAAGACAAGGCCGGACACCTTTGGTTTACCATTAACGGCGATACAAGCTATGATTTAACAAGTGGATGGACAGAAGAAACCGCAAGAGCGGATTATGAAAGCCCTGAACACGCAGAAGAAGATTATGTATCAACAATGAGAGCGTTTGGAGCATACGAGGATTAACACACAAGCCGACCCCGGCGGCATATCCGGGGAGAAAGGGGGAAACATCATGGCCATGAAAAAGAAAACTTCGATTATGTTATCAGCGAAAGACAAACTCTTATTAGAGCTTCTTGCCAAAAAAGAAAACCGGAGCCAGACAAAAGAATTGGAGTACCTCATCCGGCGACGGGCCGAGGATCTTGGGCTAAAAATTGAAGAGCCTTGAGGCTCTTTTTTGCCCGTTTTTTCGATATATTTTTTTAAAAATTGTTGACAACTACTAACGGTTGTTGTATAATTAAAACAAATAGAGGTATTATAAGTGCAAATAGTTGTAAGGATGGTGATATGTTTTGAGAAAATGGCTTATCGAGCTTAGAAAAGGATATACTCAAACACAAATAGCAGAAGCAGTAGGCATTACTCAACAGATGTATAGCGCAATTGAGTTGGGAGAGCGCAGGCCCTCTGTTGAGGTAGCCAAAAAAATCGCAGCCGTCATGGGCTTTAATTGGACACGCTTTTTTGATGACGAATGCGAGGATTGCGAAAGGAGGGACGAGGATGCTCAAACTCAAGAAGCCGAGAATGCCGATGCCGGTTAACTTGAACGACTGCATGTTACTGATGCAAATGGGATACGCAGTACAAATCAACGATGGTAAGGTATCGGCAGTAGTAAAGGAGGGTAAGAGGCGTGTCAAAAACATTGCGTGAAACGATGGGGCTGCGTGACAGCTATGGCGACATAAAACTAGGCGATGAGGTCCGAATAATCAGCGGCGGACATGTCGGGCGGGTGGAGATGATTGGGCAGCATGGGTTGTTGCTGATATCCGGGATTCATGGAGTATATGCATCCTGGGAAGTAGAAAAGGTAGACAAAAAAGAAACGGCTTAAAAGCCGCACATAACCAACTCCATTGTATCACTGATGCAGTGGAGTGTCAAGGAGGTTTGATGAATGAGCAAATACAAAGACTTAACCGGCCAGAAATTCGGAAGATTGACATGTATAAAGGACGCAGGAAGAAGTTCCAGAAAACAGGTTTTGTGGCTTTGTGAGTGTGACTGCGGAAAATTAGTTATAGTCAAATCTAATAGCCTTTTAACTGGAAACACAAAGAGCTGCGGCTGCTTGGCCAGGGAAATTTTAATAAAAAGAAATACAGTTCATTCGCTTTCCAAAGGCAAAGATGGAAAAGCAACTAGACTCTACAGAATTTGGCGCCGCATGAAGCAAAGATGTTATGACAAAAAATGTTCGGACTACAAAAACTACGGTGGTCGCGGCATCAAAGTTTGTGATGAGTGGTTAGATTATAAAAACTTCTACGACTGGGCAATGAGCAATGGATACAAAAACAATCTAACCATTGAACGAATCGATAACGACGGAAATTACGAACCTGGTAACTGTAAATGGATTCCTCCAGAGGCGCAGGCCCGAAACAAAAGAACCAATAGATACATTACTTTTCGCGGAGTTACAAAAACACTTGCTGAATGGAGCCGCATTTTGGGCATGGAACATAGCCTATTGAGATATAGGCTGGATAAATGGGGTACAGAAAAAGCATTTACCACGCCAGCAAGGAGGGAAAGGCATGAAATTAATCAATCTAAAGTTGTCTAATTTTAAGGGAATAAGGAGATTTGAATTACGAACAGACGGCAAAGACGTTTCGATCATGGGAGATAACGCTTCTGGGAAGACCACAATTTTTGATTCTTTTACTTGGCTTCTTTTTGGCAAGGACAGCCTGAACAGGGCAGACTTTGAAATCAAAACGCTGGGTCCTGACGGTCAACCTGAACATGGCCTCGAGCATTCGGTCGAAGCCGTGCTGGAACTCGAGGACGGCCAGCAGATAGCCTTGAAGAAAGTGTTTCAAGAGAAGTGGCAGAAAAAGCGCGGTTCTGCTACAGCAGAATTCACCGGACACACGACTGATCACTTCATAGACGGCGTTCCGGTGCAGAAAAAAGAGTATGACGCCAAGATAGCCGAGATAGCTGACGAAAACATATTCCGACTGCTCACGGACCCGCGTTATTTCAATGAGGTACTGCACTGGCAGAAGCGCCGGGAGAAATTGCTTGAAGTTTGCGGAGATGTCAGCGATGAGGAAGTCATTGCCAGTCAAAAGGCATTGGGTGCGCTGAAAGACATCCTCGGGAACCGAACCATAGAACAGCAGCGCAAAATTATTCAAGCACGTCTGACTGAAATCAACAAAGAGCTACAGAAAATCCCGGTAAGGATTGATGAGGTTAAGCGCGGTCTGCCGAATATTGACGACATTTCAAACGCAGAAGAATTGTCTAACGACATTGCCAAGCTCCGGGAGGAGCTCCGGGCAAAACAGGAAGAGCTTGCACAGGTTAGAGCCGGGGGGCAGGTTGCGGAGAAAACGAAGGAACTGCGACTGATTGAGGGGCAGATACTTGACCTGAGGAACAAGCACAGGCAGGTACTAGATGAAAAGGTTGCCGGAAAGCGCAAGGAGCTATCATTCGTGCAAAGCGAAATCACTAAGACAAAGTATGATATTAATGCAAAGAACGATATTATCAAGAGTTACGAGGCAGAAATAGCCTCTCTTGATACAAAAATGGACAAGCTCCGCAGCGATTGGAGAGAAGAAAACGCTAAGGTTTTTGAATTTGAACAATCTGAAACCTGTCCTACATGTGGTCAGGCATTGCCACAAGAACAACTCCAGGATGCCAGAGATAAGGCGCTGGCCGATTTTAACCGAGCAAAGGCTGAGAAGCTGGAGGCCATCAATGCAGATGGAAAGCGGCTTAAAGAACTCAAGGTGTCTACGGAGAATAATCTCAGAATTGTAACGGAATCACTTAATACCGCAAAAGGCTATTTATCTGATATGGAGCAAAAAGAGGCTGCTCTGAAAGCTGAAATCGACTCCATCATGCAGGGAGCACAGCCTGTCGAATCTACTCCGGAATATGCGCAGATGCAGGAACGGATTATGAAAATCCGTGAAGATATTGCTAATATGCAGGCTGATAGTAATACAGCCATAATGGCAATTCAGAAGGAAATTGATACTCTTGCCGACGCTATCACAGCGCTTGAGCAAGCAGCCGCAAGGCTTGAAGCTCGGAAGAACGGGGAGAAACGCATCGAGGACCTGAAGGCTGAAGAGCGGAAGCTGGCCGCAGAGTATGAAGAACTGGAGAGGCAAATCTATCTTACCGAGGAATTTATCAGGACTAAGGTCCAGATGCTGGAGGACAAAATCAACAGCAAGTTCAAGATGGCAAGATTCAAGCTGTTCGAGGTCCAGGTCAATGGCGCCCTGGCCGAGTGTTGCGAAACCACTTTCAACGGTGTGCCGTATTCAAGTCTGAACAATGGCGCCAGGCTGAATATCGGCCTTGACATCATCAACACCCTGTCAGAGCATTTCGGCTTTGCACCGCCGGTATGGTTAGATAATGCTGAGAGTGTGACCGACATACTGCCGACACGGGGGCAGCAGATCCGATTGATAGTATCTGCACAGGATAAGAAGCTCCGCATTGAGCTTGCGGAGAAAGAAGTATTGAAGGAGGTTGTGTAAGATGGATTTAACGCCTGATAGAAAAGCAAAAATAGACAGCATGGCGTATGAGGATCTTCTTTACCGGTGGAGAAATGCGCCGATAGGCGATCTGTGGTTCCAAGGTGAGACAGGAGAATATTGGGGTAGGCGAATGAAGGAACTACGGGAACAGGGAGAAAACCATGTGCAGGCTTCAAAAATAATTGGTTGGGATAGATAGGGAGGTTGTATAAATGTTAAAGCAAACACTTAAAGAGTGGCTGAACGAGGGCAAGGAACGGTTTGGGGAAGATTTTACAAAATGGAGATTTAAGTGCCCTGCTTGTGGGCATGTTGCATCGGGGCAAGAGTTTAAAGACGCTGGCGCGAAACCGAACGACATGTACCTGACTTGTATAGGGAGACACAACGAAAAAGGCGAGGACGGAATGAAAGGCATAGATAAGGGCTTTGGATGTAATTGGGCAGCATACGGCTTGTTTGGGACATTGGGTAAAGGCAGAATTGTTCTGAATGAAGGTAAAGAAATTGAAGTGTTTGACTTTGCGGAGATGGATGTATTGAAGGAGGTTGTGTAAGTATGGCACAGAGGGAATACAGGCTATCGGTTAAGGTTATCCGTGAGGGTCAGCCAAGGCCATATGCAGACAGCGAATATGAGTATGAAATCGAAGTGGAGAATTACAGCGAGTATTCCGTGAAGGAATTTTGCACAAGATTTCTGAGGCCATGCAAGCAGACACGGGATAAGTGGGACACCAAAGATGCCGACAGTTACTTTCACGGGTACTATGAATTTTCTAAACTCGACGAGAACAAGTACCGGTATTACAAAAAAGAGCCGTACACCGGCTAATAATTAAGGGAGGTTATTTAAATGTCAAACACTGCAACAGCTGAAAAAACCACAAACCAGAGCAACGTGATCGCCCTTGTTAAAAAGGACACCGTTGACATCGTGGCGGCAAAGGTCCGGGAATTTCAGGAAAGGGGCGAGCTCCATTTCCCGCCGAACTACAGCCCTGAAAACGCCATGAAGGCGGCCTGGCTCAAACTCCAGGAAGTCACCGATAAAAACGAAAACCCGGCGCTGAAGGTCTGCACGAGGGACAGCATCGCCAACGCATTGCTGAGGATGGTCGTATACGGTCTTACACCGCTCAAGGATCAGGGATATTTCATAGTTTACGGCAATAAGCTGCTGTGGCAGAATTCCTATTTCGGCAATACTGCCCTGTGGAAGCGTGTCACGAAGTCTGACCATGATCCTGTCGCGGTCATTGTCTATGCGGATGACGAATTCGAGTATGAGATCGTCGACGGCGAATATCATGTCACGAAGCACAAGCAAGCCCTGAAGAACATTGACGACAGTAAAATCGTTGCGGCCTATGCGATTCTGACATACCCGGACGGTTCAAAAAAGACCACACTGATGACCATTGACCAGATAAGAAAAGCTTGGGAACAGGGACAGACCAAGGGCAAGAGTCCGGCTCACACAAACTTTCCGGCGGAGATGGCGAAGAAAACAGTCATCAACAGGGCGTGCAAGATTGGGATAAAAACCTCGGACGACAGCAGCCTGAAGCTCATCAAAGAGGTTATGAAGGCCAACGAGGAAGAGCTTGCGGAGGCAGCCATTGAAGCCGAGATCGAAGAAAACGCCAACCAGGAACTTATAGACATTGAGTATACAGTTACAGAAGACGAAACCCCTGCTGCGGAAGAAACAAAAGAAGAACAGACAAAAGAAGAAATCACAGAGAAACCAAAGCAAGAGAAACAGAAGCAAAAGCCGCAGCAGGGTAAACAACAAACCGTATTTGAGGAAGGGCCGGGATTCTAATGATTGAGTTCACCCCCTACGCCTCCGGGAGCACGGGGAACTGCTACCATGTCACGGATGGCAGAACCCCGCTCCTCCTGGAGTGCGGGATAAAATACAAGGACATACAGAAGGGATGTGGTTTCAGGCTCAGCGAGATTAAGGCTTGCCTTATATCTCATGAGCACTTTTGACCACAGCAAGGCCGTAAAGGACATCATGCGTGCAGGCATCGACTGCTACATGTCCCAGGGCACAGCGGAGGCATTAGGGCTATCCGGACACAGGGTCCACATTATCCGGGCAAAGCGGCAGTTTCGGATCGACAACTGGAGGATAATGCCCATAGAGGCAATTCATGATTCACCGGAACCGCTTGCTTTTTTGATTGCAAACGACAAGGGAGAGCGCTGCCTATTTGCTACTGATACGGCATATCTTAAGAATTGCTTTGTCGGTTTAAATGTGATAGCCGTAGAGTGTAATTACAGCCTGGACATCCTCAAAAGAAATGTGGAGGCCGGAGCCGTGCCGAAGGAACTGAAAAGCCGGATACTTAAGAGCCATTTTAGCCTGGAGAATGTGAAGAGGTTTTTACAGGCAAACGATTTAGGCAAGGTGCAGGAAATCTGGCTACTGCATATGTCGGATGGAAACAGCGACTGCGAGAGGTTTAAGCGGGAAGTTATGGAGTTGACGGGAAAGCCGGTTTATATCGCACTAGAAAAAGGTGAAATAGATGCTTACACACTTTAGTTTATTTTCTGGAATAGGTGGCATAGACATTAAAAAATTACTTAATGTAATAGCCGATGTCAGAGTCAAAACCAACGATATCCTTATCCAGAAGCTTGCCGACAAGGCCTTCAAGTTTTCCGTGATATTCACGGTGCTTGTCCTTCGTGCAAATTATGAGATTCTCTGGCCTGTTATCGGTGCGGATGAAATTAATATGATGCACGCATTCGGTTTTACGGTCAAGTTTTTCCCTGCCGATTGCTTTAAGGGCAATAACAATATGCTCAAACACATACCCGTTTTTACCTGCGTTCGGGTGGTCTGGCAAGCGAATCATATAATATCCCTTGTTTGCGTTCCTATCAGAAAGAAACCTATGACCAACAGGGGTTTTGTAATTAACCAATACCTTGCCGCCCTTCCAAGAAGAATTGTTTTCGCCGTATTGGTTCCGCTTGATGGCTTTTCGGGCAGGTATCCCCATTTTCTTCATAGCACGCCATATGACTTTTTGAGTTGTTCCGAATTTTTTGGCAACCTCATGTTGGCTAAGTCCTTCAACAATATAAGCTTGATAAAGTTGTTCTTCCGTAAACGGGACGGAATAAGTGTATTTGTTACTCAAATAAATCAACTCCTTTGGAATATGTGGAATATTTATAATATATTATACCACCAATTCCAGAGAAAATCAACAAGGAGGTGGTGCTATGCCACGAAGAGAACTAACGCATTTTAGTTTGTTCTCCGGCATTTAACCGGAGGAATCGATCTTGCGGCTGAATGGGCAGGGTTTCAAACAGTCGGACAATGTGAATTTGCCGATTACCCCACGAAGGTATTAGAAAAACATTGGCCTGATGTGCCACGATGGAGGGATATAAGAAGTGTTACAGCAGAAGATTTTTACAAGCGAACAGGATTGCGAACAGTTGACCTTATTTCCGGAGGATTCCCATGCCAGCCATTTTCCGTGGCTGGAAAGCAAAAAGGTAAAAGGGATGACCGTTACCTATGGCCGGAAATGCTCCGGGTTATCAGAGAAATTAAGCCGACTTGGGTACTTGGTGAGAACGTACCTGGAATCCTGCGAATTGCCGGGAAAACAGTTTGTGAGGACTTGGAGCGTGAGGGATACGCTGTCACCGTATTTAATTTTGAAGCTGCGGCTGTCGGAGCGCCGCACAGACGAGAAAGGGTGTTCTTTGTCGGAGAACGCGCCACTATGGAAAACGCCAGTCACGGCAGACGCGAACAACAGGGAGTTTTACCGAAACAGCAGAGGAGAACCGAATCTTTCAGCGCAGGTAAAGGTGGCACCAGATGGGCCTCCTCCTCGATGCCAGAGGATGTGGCAGACACCTCGTCAATTTATGCACAAGGACAGCACAACGGACAGGGGCAAGGGCAATTTGGGAGAGATCGTCGGTGGGCAGTTGAATCCCGATTGGGTGAGCACATTAATGGGCTTCCCGCCGAAATGGACGGAGGTGGAATAAATGCCAACACAGAGAAAGCCGGACCCAGAAAAATATTGTCAGTATTGCAGAAAGAGATTAAAGAGAAAGATTTACAATGGGCGACTGGAGGATATGGGAGCGTTCAAACGCAGGAAGTATTGCAATCAATCTTGCATGGCAAAATCATTTGTCAAAGATGCGCCCTCAAAATCGGCATTATTGAAGCGTGTGGCACCATTCCGTGGGAATTGTTGCGAAGTGTGTGGGGATACGAAACAACTACACTCGCATCACATAGACGGGAATCGTTTAAACGACTCACCAGAGAATATTCAGACCTTATGCGCCAGTTGTCATGCTATCCACCACCACCGTGCCCGTCGTGCTGGATTGACGGTAGCTGGGAGGATGACATACCCCGCGTTGCAACAGGTATCAAAAATCGCGTGGACAGGCTTAAATGTTTAGGCAATGCAGTAGTGCCACAGCAAGTGTATCCGATATTGAAAGCTATTGCGGAGATTGAAACACCCTAAATGTGAAATAAAAGGAGGCCTATGGAATGTATGTATATCAAAGGAGTGAACCGCAGCTGTGGACAGTTGGGTTTTATGCGCCTAGCGGCGAATGGGTATCTGAAAGTGACTATGAATGTAGAGACGATGCAGCGGAAAGAGTGCATTGGCTGAATGGCGGCGGGAAACCTAGCGATACCATCAAAGATTTTATCCTGGATTTAAGCAGAATGAGCGGTACGGGAAACGGGATAGGAGCGTCTACTATTGCAAAGTTAAAGGCATTTGCAAAAGAATATGGATATTTATAACAAGTAAAGCGAGGTTGAGGAAAGTGAAGTTAGAAATTGAAATTGATGAAGCCTACATAGCCGAATTGGTATCTCAGGAAATCGCAAGACGCATTGTTGAAACGCATGGATATGAAAATTGCGAAGCGAGATATGGAATAAGGGAAGGTGTAGACAAGGCAATCAAACAGTACATCTACTCTAAGAAAGATACAATAATCGACAGGGTTGTAGATAGAGCTTCAGTTGAGATTGTAAAAAAGGGGTTGCCTAAGCTGATAGAATCAATAAGTAAAGGAGAACAGAAGTGAATGATAAAGAAAGGTATCTAAAATTATTAAGAGAAGAAGTCCCACCTGTAAAGCTAGGCAATAAAAACCGAACTGGCAAATGTGGTATGTGTGGAATAAGGGTCAATAAATTATACCCGCAAACAGTAGGTAAAGTTGGCTTTATGATTTGCGGGAACTGTAAGCAAATCATGGACATGTAAGGGAGGTCACGCTATGAACCGTTTTAAATGCCCCGCTTGCGGCGGGGAGCAGTATACTGCTTGCGATACAGCGAAGGATTGTATCTACTGTGGAAATGAAGTGCTGGAAAAGGCGGAGATGTTAAATAGCATAATCGAATGGGATGAGGACGGCTATCCAACTGAGGAATCGCTGGAACAATTAGAAAAGGTTTTGAACGGAGACTTAAAAAAGGCCATAAAAGCCTTTTATGCCGCACTCAAGGAAAATTATTACGGGGATTATGCGGTTGGTCTAACTAAAAAAGAAGTGCGTGGAGAAGAAAGAGAGGTATGGGAGTACCATACTTTTGGTTGGAGCGGGAATGAAGCTATTATCAGTACCCTTTCGCAATTTCCGCTTTGGTCAGTATACCTGGAACGATATGACGCAGGAGGGCATTATTATTTCAAGCCGTGGAATGAGGTGAAAAAGATACTGGAAAGTGAGGGAGAGTCATGATAAGCAAAGTCAGGCTCTCCCACAGCAACAAAAGCCGCGCACACATAGGCAGAGCGAAAGTACGCGAAGGAAAAGAAATATACCGGCATCCGGAGGGGTACTTCGTAGTACTGGAGTTTGAAGGCGAAAGCGGGAAGTTCAGGGAGGCCTTTTGGCCGGAG